TAACCCAAGGCTTAGGTAAATTATTGAATACAGATTTACGAATAATTGATAAGCCGAAGTGACCGAACTTAGAATCAGCAACAGGTTGTTTACTATAATCAGTATCAGGATGCCAACAAAGAACTTGATTATTATGTCTAGCTACTTGAACAGGATAGATCGCATCAATTGTTTTATCTGATTGCATTAATGCAAAGAGCTTAATGAGATCATCCTTAGTGAATACTGAATCATAGTCAACGAATAAAAGATATTCAACATCTTTATTTGTTTCCATTCCACTAGTGATTGCTTGTTCCCAGTATACACCTTCTGTAGTCATTAATTCAAAATCTAAACCTAAGACAGATTGCATTATACAACTCATAGTTGTAGTGAATGTAAGCCTAGGCATGTTTAAAATAATTAATGCTTTAATCTTTTCACCGTTAAGAATCATCATACACCCTTTGTTTCACTAAAATTTGAGAACTTTATCTTTAACCCTTTATTAAAGATTAAGAGAAACAGGGACAGTTAAGTCCCTGTTTCTTAGGATTAATCATTAAGGAATAATTGCACCATCTCTGACATTAGCAGAACGGAATTGTCCTACTTGTCCATCAACATCAGCCTTACGGGGTTCAGAAAGAATACAGATGAAAGTAAGACCATTAAAACTACTAGCAGCACCAGTAATAACAGGAACTACTCGAACGAAATTCTTATGTACTGAAACTTTAAGGCTACCAATTACTGTCATATTACTTTCAGTAGTAAGGACAGCACCAGTCAGTGATGCAGCAGTAGTGGATTCATCAGGAAAAATAGCAGCAAAGTTAGCAGCAACATTATCATTTGATGTTTGAATTGCAGCACTAAATGTGATACTAGTGGTACTAGTACCTACACCAGCTCCCGCGATTGCAACAATTAAACATTCCTCAAAACCACGCATATCAACAGCTTTATTTTGAGAAACAACAGTAGTAAGATACGTGGGAACAGTTGTACTAGTACAGATTACCATCGGTTGAATTTTTACAATACCATCTAAGTTACGATTCATTTTATTTCCTTAAGTTTGTTTGTTTATTGGAATTATCAGTGATTGATTATCAATTTATCCTCTGCGAGTACGCAGGTTGTTAAGAACAACAAGTCCCTCTTCATGGCGTACTGCAACATCAAATTCCATATCAATTTTAATCCAGACTTGATTCTGCGTAAATGCAGATTGGAAATTGTTATTACCAATGATATCGGATGCATCACGGCTTGCACGCATAGCCATACCTTGATACATACCAACAATCACTTCACCAAAGTTACCAAACACACCTTGGGCCAGTTTCTTAGTACCAGAAGTTGGGGAATCATACGTTGCAGTATAAACTCCCTGATTAGCACCAGTAATCGGAATAATGTTTGAATGTTTAATACCGACACCAGTGATACCATCAATTTGAGCCTCAGTAAGAGGCAAACCAGTACGCATTGGCAATTCACGCTTTTCAGCTTCCGACTCAGCACCAGAATCATAAGTACGATACTTCTCAGTACGAAGCAGTCTGCTTACACCATGATTAGTTGCAAGCTTAAGACCACCGGAACGGGGAAGAGCGTTTCTATCAGCCAATTCACCTTCAAGTTGAATCATATCCTCAAAGCTTAAAGCATGGCCATTAGCTTGATCATCGGAAGAATAGAAGTAAGAACGATCACCAGCGGTTACACCAGTCTTACGACCACCAAGAATTGAAACATTATTGCAAAGACCTAATGGTTCATTATCACCGCCAGAACCAAAGAAGAATTGAGATTCCATTCTTTCCATAACAGCAAGACGAAGATCCTCACGCACCATTCCCTCAATTGCGGGAACAGAAGTACGCATAATACGTTCGCTCATTGGGCAATAAGCAGAGATGATTTTCGGGCTAATTCTAGCATTAGAGAACGCCATGCTAGTTCTTTGACTTCTACCAGTTTCAGATTTATTCATTGCTTCGAGATTACTGACTTTCTTAATAAATTCATAAATGCCCGGAGGAAGATTATTAAGAATTCGGACACCAAGAGTAGACATAATCAGATCAGTACGAAGCGTATCAATGAATTCCGAAGAAACTTGAATAGGAATAAGGAATCCACCGAGAGCGTCTGTAGAACCCTGTTGAACAGCACGCTTCTGTGTTTGATTAAGAACTTCTTGCTCATAAGGAGCAGAACTCCAATCATTATTAATCATTGCTGCGATAGAACGCTGAAAACTAAACTTCTCTTTACCCTCATCAACACCGGGAACAGAGACAGCAAGCTTAGACTTAACAGCCTCAGAAAGCTTACCTTCCATAGTCTTAAGATCAGCTTCGAGATTAAGGCATTTAGTAGCCATATCATCGAATTGTTTCTTGTAATCTGCACCAACCTTATCGAATCGAGTATCAATCTTCTTGTCAATACCATCCAGAGTCTCTAATACTTTAGTCAGTTCCATTGTTTATTCCTTTGATAACTTGTTGTTTAATGCGTTTAGTTTACTATAAAATTCATCACTAATTGGTAATTGGTCACCAGACCTTACCTTAGTGGATTTGTGATATTCAATGATTAGTTTACGATTCTCTACAAACATTGTTTCTAGATTCTTTAATTGAATGTTTAAAGATTCTTTGTTTGTTAAGTTTGTTTGCTCAATCGACTCAAGTTTTCTACTAAGACCAAGTACTACTTCCATTGCATTATTAACAGTTTCTACTGCCGATCGAATATCGCCGAATCGTTCCGTAACGTCTTTTAACTCTAGAATTTCGAGGAATTCAGCAGGATATCCTGATTCTAAAGCTGATCGAATTGCTTTAGCTTGAGTATTACCGGGAATAGATACCGCACTAGATTCAATCAGTTCTTGTTTAATACTTAGGAAACTAGTAGGATTACCTAAATGCTTTTTATCTTCGTCAGTAAGTTTATCAGCAGCCAAACGCTCGTAGGGATTAAATCCAGCAGATACAGCATTAAGCAGCTTGGAATTAAAGCCTCTAAGTACGGCTTCACTATTCTTTTCCTCAGGGAAATAAACCAACTGATAAAGACCTGTACCATCATCAATATTTGGATCTAATGGATTTTTTCTTAAGTATTGTTTATCTGTTCGATACTCAGGAAGAACAGACCATTCCTTAAGACTACGACCTACAGGCATTTGAACAGAGTCAGAGAAACAAGCATTATTGTGTTGATAAAGAAATACTGGATTCTCTCGATAATTGTCAAGCTTCCAACCATTAAGAGATAGTACCGAACCATAACGATCAACAGTATCTTTATTAATTCGGAAAGTCAGAGTTCGATTTGAATGTTCTTTATTAAAGTTTTCCATTTCTAAGAGACTACGAATCTCTTCTTCACTAGGTTTCTGAGACATTAATGCCCCAGGAAACATTCTTGTGTCCATAATTATTTCCTTAATGATTTAATAAATTTACTCATTAAACCAATGATTTTGAAAAAGATTTTATTAATCATAAATTACCTTAGTTAATGATTTCTCTCTTAATGAGTCTGGAGATTTCATTGAAATAAATTCTAATGTTTTCCTTATCCTTAGGAACATTAGATGTAATTTCATCAAACATTTTTCCAATACCCAATTCTTCAAACTTATTAGATAGGATTTCAATCCTATTAAACTTTTCAGTAATTATTGCTTTACGTAATTGATAAATTAATTTAGAAAGTTCATATACATCATTTTTAGTAAAGACTCTTTTGTCTTTATTACTAGTTGCTGTAGTTTTATTATTATTCGCAACCGGATCTGATGGACCTGAGTTTCCACTTTTGGTTTTATTATCAACTTTAGCTGCCTGAATTCCTGATTCCATCTGTTTAATCATCATATCAATTGGGACGAATCCAGGAGCAGCAAATTGAGTATCACCAAATTCAACTTTACCCATACCAAGATCAATGCGTTCATTGATGGTATTAATTGGGTAACCCATTTCCCAATATTGGCGGGCAACAGTAAGTTTTTCTACTAATACTGGAATTAAGGCTTCAATATTTGTAATATCTAAGAAAATATATTCTGGTGAATCAAGAAAGAATTGTGTTTCAAACCATTCTTCAATCTTTTTCTTAATTGGAATGAGTCTAGTAAACCAGAAAGAAGAATTAAGAGAAACAGCAGTACCGTTATTAACTTTATCCGTTACTCCCATTTCAGATAATGGGACTTGATATACTGCTGCAATAGCTTCACGAGATAATGATTTAAGTTCATTGAGTTGTGAATCTTTATTATTTGATTGAGTCTGAACCCATTGAAGGCCGCCGGAAAGAACAGGAGTCTTTCCTTGATTGTCAGTTCCACCGTATCTTGTTTGCCACCGTTTTTCTAATACTTCAGCAGCAGGATCATTAAGTTTCTGGGGTGAATACAATACACCCGATGGGATTGCGGCGTTCTGAATGAATTTTTCACTAAATTCACTTGAAGCATTATCAAATTTAAGCTGACTTAAAGCTGAACTTATTGGGTCAATCCCTCTTAACTGGTCATAAGGATTGATTGTTAATCGAAATTGTCGAAGTTGAAAATCTTTATATGTCTGATTTCCGTATTCCCAACCTTCAAAAATTGTTAAATTTGATTCGACTGATGGTTTAATTTTAGCAGAAACATGCTTTCCCCAAATGGGAATCATCATCGCCGGAATTTCTGAGGCACTCTCTATTGGTTTGCCGGAACTATTAAGACATAAAATGAATGAATCACCCGGTGGAAGTAAAGAATAAGTAATTATTAAAGACAAGAAATCAGAAGTAGTAAGTAAAGGATGTGGACGTTTGAGAACTTTATTCCATTTACTATTATTCTTAATCTTTGTGTTTAACGGAATTAAGGTTCGAGAACAAAAATCATTTAATGTGCGTTCATTATTTCCACCTTTGGCTTCTTTTTTGTCTGCAACGAATAGAGGCAACAAAGAAATATTTGTTGCAATTTTTTCAACGGCAGTCCTTACCCAAGGATTACTTAAGAATGGCTTATCAGTATCGGGGACACCGATATTGATATCAAACCTTTGTAGGTCAAGTTGTGAAAAAGTTTCAGGCATATAAATCCAATGGATTAAGGCGATAATCAATCATTCAATCAATCATTAAGGCAATCATTAAGGCAATCAATTATTCATATTATTAAATCGAACATCAATACGAGAAAAAGTCATAATGAAACTAAAAGCTGCCGAACCATACAGTGCTAATTGATTACCGGGGGTGGTAATAATTTCATGTTTATTTCCATCAATATCAATTGTTCCATTCGCAGGAATGGAAATTTGCTGAGTCAATGCTGTAGTGCCATTATAAATACGAAATAACGTATTAGCAGTAGCACTAACAGTTAAATGATGTAATTTCTGTACATCATTAGTACTAGGCGGAAAAGCACTAGCTGTATAAGCTAGTGTAGCAATATTTGCAGTAGTAGTAAGGCTAAATTCTGTTGTTTTCATATTACACCATTAAATAATTAAGACTAATGATTAGTTATACAAATCGAATATCAATTGCACCAGCATTGTTTGCTACTTGTAAATTGATTGCCCAAGCAATCAGTGTATCGTCATGCTTTCCTTCTGCCGCTTCATATTTGTTTTTACCATGATCAACAAAATCGAAACATTCAGCAATGAAAGCATCATCATTAATAATTCCAATAGTTTTATTCCATGCGATATCATGCATGAAATCACTAAGGCTATCAAGCATCATTGGACGGGTTCGTCTATCTGTTTGAAACCCAATATCTCCAATTTTGCCAGTTAGATAATTCATTGATCGCCAAAGTTGCGGATAGTTACATTCATTGTAAGCAGTATTAATTACTGAATGACCATGATTGTTTCTTTCAATTCCCCACATAGGCATATTGAATTGTGGGAGGAATCTGTTACAATTAAATCTAGCAAACTCATCAGGAGCCATTTTAGTTCTAAGTCTAGCAACCTGACGATACTTACTATCCATAATTGTTGTTACTGAATAATCTGAATTATCATTTACTGAACCACCGGCTATATCAGATGCTGCGGTGTATTGTTCATTAGGATCGGGAGGATACCAATAAACAATATCTTCATTATGAGCGATTAAAGATTCAGTTAAAGGAATATTGGGTTTAATAAGCTTTAATAGCTTTTCCAAAATTTGAATATCGAAAAACGTATGCCCCGAGACTAAAAACGCTGTAATATCATCCTTAGGATATTCTTGATCAAACTTTCGTTTATTCTTAAGCTCCCGAATTTTAGATCTACGCCAAAGTAATTGGTTTATTGAAACATTATTTCTAGTAATTAAATCTTTTTCTTCGTCATCAAGTGTTTCAGTAATTTCTTGAATTTCTGAAACCGTTGGATTGGGTACTGTATAGGTTGGATCTTCAAACCAAGCAAAAAATACAGGAATCCAAGCAGTTTTACCTTTTTTAGCTGCAACCCATGATTCATAAAACCAATTATCCCTGCCATTGGCCGTTGATTCTAGGACTACTTCACCTTCCGATGCTGCTTCCTGAATTCCGAGGATTAAATTGTCGATTTCGTCTGTAGTTCCTGGCCAGAAAGCAACTTCTGATCCATGAGCCTTTTGTAATGTTTGTCCACGTCCGAAACTAGTTGAGCCTGCTGTACCGATATAAAAAGAACTATTGTGATGCGAAAAGATTAATTCTCGTTTGTTAGACTTAGTTTTACCCGATTTAAGGGTTGTAGGTAAATTGTCATAAAAGAATTTAGCAATATTAAAGATTAATTGTGTTGATTCTTGTTCATGGGCGATTGTTACTACTGATTTATTAGGTTCAAAAAGTGAGAGATTTAGGTTTTCCCATTGTTCTGAAGTTGTGATACCCAAACGCCGAGCTTTAAGAATCTGAAACAAAGGTCTTTTTCGAGATGCATAAGCTTTAAGTTTAATGTTTCTTAATTTTACTTGCATTTCATTAGGAAAAAACGGTATTTTTCTACCTTTTTTGTCTCTAATCCAACCTAAATACCTTGCAGAAAGGATTGGATCTTTTCTTAATTGTTGAAAAATGTTTGTAGACATAAAAATTCATTAGTCAATGATTTTAATGATTTAAAAATTTATTAAAAATTCATTAAAAATTCATTCATCATTCATTAATCATTCATTAATCATTCATTAATCAATGATTTTAATGATTGCATCAAGTTTATCATCTTGTTTAGACTGATTTGCTACAATTTGTTTAAGAACGTCAGTTTGAATCTCAATAAATGTTCGATATTGAAGGTTTGCTTTCCAAAGGTCCGTCATTTGCGCCTCAATTCTGACAAGATTTTGATTTTGATGCCTAATTTGTTGAGTTAATTGTATCATCAACTGTTCAAATTTTTCAGAATTTGCCGATTCAGGTTTTTTAACGTAATTAAGGAATTGTTGTACTAAAAGAAGAGCGAAAATTCCGGCGATGCCAAGATTTCCTAGTTTTTCAGCAATTTCGTTTATAGACATTGGAATTTCCTAATCATTATTAATCATTATTAATCATTAATGCCTAATCATTATTAATCATTAATGCCTAATTATTAGGCCGTTAGTTTTAATTGTTCGGAATCGTTAGAATTTCCTGATTCTCTAATGTTGCCTAAATGATATTCTTTATCTAGATTTTGAATTTCAGAACGTAAATCCTTGCGAGCCTCAAGAATTCTTTCTAGTTCAACATCATTGGGAGTACCAAATTCATTAACTGATGCTTCACTCCAACCTGCCAAAGCTTTAGCCATAAAGATTGCCATTGAAGAATTACCAGCATACTGTTCAGGATGCATCATAATTGCTTCGGCATACGCAATCTTAGAGTGTTCAATTGCGTCTGCTAAAATTCGATCGCCATTAGCTTTATCTTCCTTACGGATTTTGACTACCCAGGACCATGCAATCCCTACTGCTTCCGCACACCGATATGGAGACTCGTTACTGTTGTAACAAAGATTAATAAAGTTTTTCTTCCAGTCACCTAAATCTAGCTGTCTCATTACTTCGATGTGATCAAGAACTTGACCGATGTTCTTTTCTCTATTTAGGATTGGAAGTTTAAGTTTTGTTTTTAAGAGTTCTAATTCAGCATTTATTTCCGAATCACTCATCTTAGTTTGGACTAAGGTTTGTTGCGTTGAGCGATAATTATTTTTAGGTACGTCTGACATTTAAGATTTCTAAAAAATACTCAATTTAGGCTTTAGGTTTTTCCGAATATTAAGATCAAATAGGACAAACATAATACTAACTGGTTTATGATATTTAATCGTTCGGACTCCCGCCTGATATTAGTAGTAATCGCCAGCAGCAGGCTCAAAATTCCGAGAATATAGCTATATAGTATTATAGTTGACACAGATTTATATCATAGGCCCTAGTTCACGTTACCCACTGTTTCAGGGTCAGAGATTTCGTCCCTATATCGGGGATATTAGACTGTCCTGTTTGGCGCCTATACTTCTATATACTCTCTCCCTCTCTCTC